GAGCAACTATTCCAACTATCTTAAACTATTCAACTACAACAAATGGTGAACCAGTTTATAAGTTAGCAACTCAAAAATTAGTAGATGGTTCTACTATCTTAGCTAGAGATACTTACCAATACAATTCATCAGTATTTGATGTATGGAGTGCTCAATTGGGTATCCGTTATATCTTTGGTAGATAATACTAAAATAAAACTAAACATTAATGGGAGAAAATTCTCCCATTTTTGTTTGGTAATATCAAAATAATTTTGTATCTTTGTAAAAATAATAATTAAAAAAAATAAGTTATGGCAAAAATAATTAAATTCGATACGGAAGTTCGTAGTGGATTGAAAGAGGGTGTGGACAAATTAGCTAATGCTGTAAAAGTTACATTAGGTCCAAAAGGTAGAAACGTTATTCTACAAAAACAATTCGGTGTACCTCATATTACAAAGGATGGTGTATCGGTAGCAAAAGAAATTGAATTAGAAGACCCGATTGAAAACATTGGTGCTCAATTAGTAAAAGAAGTTGCAAGTAAAACAGCAGACCAAGCAGGTGATGGTACAACAACAGCAACTGTTTTGGCACAAGAGATTTTTTCATTGGGGATTAAGAATGTAGCAGCAGGTGCTAACCCGATGGATTTAAAAAGAGGTATTGATGATGCGGTGAAAGTAGTTACTACTGAATTAGCAAAATTATCAAAACCAATCAAAACATCAAAAGAGATTGAACAAGTAGCAACAATCTCAGCAAACAACGATTCATCTATTGGGGCAATGATTGCATCAGCAATGGAGAAAGTTGGTAAGGATGGTATTATTACTGTCGAAGAAGCGAAGGGTACTGAAACGGAAGTAAAGACCGTAGAGGGTATGCAATTGGATAGAGGTTATCTATCCCCTTATTTTGTAACTAATCAAGAATCTATGGATGCCGAATTAGATAATCCATACATTCTTTTATATGATAAAAAAATATCTTCGATGAAAGATATTTTACCGGTGTTAGAACAAACTGCTCAAACCGGAAAACCATTATTGATTATCGCAGAAGATATCGATGGTGAAGCACTTGCAACATTAGTAGTTAATAAATTGAGAGGTACTATTAAAGTAGCAGCAATTAAAGCTCCTGGTTTCGGTGATAGAAGAAAAGAAATTTTAGAGGATGTAGCAGTATTAACAGGTGGACAAGTTATCAGTTCTGAACTTGGATTTACATTAGATAAGGTAACCTTAGCTGATTTGGGAACATCTGAAAAAATTACAATTGATAAAGATACAACTACATTTATCAATGGTGGTGGTGAAACTGAAAATATTAAGTCAAGAATTGATTTAATTAAGAATCAAATTGAAAAAACTACATCTGATTATGATAAGACAAAATTACAAGAAAGATTATCTAAGTTATCAGGTGGTGTAGCAATTCTTTACATCGGAGCAACTACGGAAGTAGAGATGAAAGAAAAAAAGGATAGAGTGGATGATGCATTACACGCAACAAGAGCAGCAGTAGCAGAAGGTATTGTACCCGGTGGTGGTGTTGCATTGATTAGAACACAAACTGCATTAGATAATCTAAAAACGGAAACAACGGATGATTACAATACTGGTATCTTAATTATTAAAAAAGCAATCGAAGCACCTTTAAGAACTATCGTATCAAATGGTGGAGGTTCTGCTGAAGTTGTAATCAATGAAGTTAAACGTGGTAAAGGTAATATGGGGTATAACGCAAGAACTGAAATCTATGAAGATTTAGTAGTTGCAGGTATTATTGACCCAACTAAGGTAACTCGTTTAGCATTAGAAAATGCATCCTCAATTGCATCTCTATTATTAACAACAGAGTGTATCGTTGCAACACAAAAGGATGAAAAAGAACCACAAATTCCACAAGGTGGGTTTGGTATGTAATTAAAATAAAAATAAATAATATGGCATTTTTTGAAGAAGTAGTAAAAGAATCGGTTAAAACATCAAATACGTTATGGGTTGAAAAATATAGACCAAACGAATTAGAAACTTATATAGGTAATGACCATTTACGAGAAAAAATAGGTGATTATATCAAAAATCATGATATACCACATTTACTATTTTATGGTAGAGCAGGAACTGGTAAAACTACTCTTGCAAAACTAATTGTAAATTCAATCAATTGTGATTTCATTATCATTAACGCATCTGATGAAAATGGTGTAGATACTATTAGAGATAGAATCAAAGGATTTGCATCCACAGTTGGATTCAAATCTTTGAAAGTTATTATTTTAGATGAGTCAGATTATCTAACCCCAAATGGTCAAGCAGCTCTTCGTAATGTAATGGAAACTTTTTCAAAACATTGTCGTTTTATTTTGACATGTAACTACTTAGAAAAAATAATTGAACCAATACAATCTCGTTGTCAAACGTTTCAAATTGTACCACCTACTAAAAAAGATGTAGCAGTTCAAATTAGTAAGATATTAAAAATTGAAGGTATTGAATTCGAACCAAAGGATTTAGTTCCTATTGTGGATTCATCATATCCAGATATTCGTAAAATTATCAATACTTGTCAATTGAATTCATCTAAGGGTGTATTAAAAATTGATACTGGTTCAATTGTAAATTCTGATATTAAAGTTAAAGTTTTAGATATTCTTAAATCAAAAGATGATAAACGCAATCGTTATGTGAATTTAAGACAAGCAGTTGCAGATTCTCGTGTTCAAGATTTTACCGAATTATATTCATATCTTTATGAAAAGGTAGATGATTACGCACAAGGTAATACATCTGCAGTTATTTTAGAACTTGCACAAGGACAACATAAAGATGCGTTGGTAGTAGATAAAGAAATTTGTTTTATGGCAACTTTAATCGGTATCAACGGAATCTTATAATGAGTAAAATAATAAATCTATTTGGTGGACCGGGTATCGGCAAATCCTCAATTGCCTCCGGTCTTACCTATAAACTTAAAAAGAAACACATAACTTGCGATAATCCTTATGAATTTCCCAAACAACTTGCTTGGGATGAAAACCATTCGGCTATCAAAGACCAATTATATGTGTTAGCAAATCAACACAGAGGTATTGTTAAAAGTTATGGAAAGGTAGATTATATAATATTAGATTCACCAATTTTACTTTCGTTAGTATATCGTTCGGTATATAAAGGATTAGAGTACCCAGCAACCTTATATGGGGAGTCTTTTGATAAAATGGTATTAGATATACATAATCAATATGATTCCTTAAATATAGTGTTAAAACGAACGGAAGGTGGGTTTAATGAGAAAGAACGATATCAATCATTGGATGAATCTAAGGAATTAGATGCCCAGATTGAAAATTCACTAATAAACCACAATATTCCATACAATATAGTAGAAGTTGGGGATAATACCTTAAATGATATATTAAAAATATTAAATATATCTTAAATATATTTGGTAGTATCAGATATTTTTCGTATATTTGAGTATAAATCAAATGATATGATAACATACGACCCTAAAAATCCACTAACTGATGATGATTTAAAGAAATTATCAGAGGAAGATTTATTTTCTTATTTAGACCAATTATCTGCGTACAAACGTAAGGATAAAAAGATAGTAGGGGAATGGAAGAAAAAAGGACATGAGATTCTTAAAAAGAGTGGTGTAAAGAATGTAAAAACAAATAGAACCCAATGGTTCGATTAAAATTAAAATAAACATATGTCAAACGAACAATTAGCAAAACCATTAGGAGATAGAGTCCTAATCGAAGTAGAAGTAAAAGAAAAGACCGTTGGTGGAATTATCATACCAGACACTGTTAGAGAAGGTGAAAATCAAATTGGTGTAGTAGTATCAGTTGGTAGTGGTATTTATACTCAAAGTGGAACTAAAATTCCTATGGAAGTTGAAGTTGGTGATAAGGTAATGTTACCTGCAGGTGGAATGAGTTTGCGTAAAATCAAATTAGGTGATAAAGAATACTATCTATGTAGAGAGATGGATTTAGAAATGATTATAAAATAATAAAATATGGCAAATATATTAGGTCAACAACCACCAAAACAAAAAGTAGATATTTCAAATTCAGTTCCAATGTTGTGTCCTCATTGTGGATATGATGTTTTTATTAGTGGTACAAAGTTTAGAAAGTTATCTAAATTAGCATTTGGTGGAGAACAAGATATGGTTATTCCATTTGAAGTATTAGTATGTGGTGAATGTGGTGAAGTAAACCACGAAATGTCTGCATTAGAATTACAGGCATTAGAACACAAGGATAAATTAAGTAAAGAACAAAATGGGTAAATCATTATTTGACCATATTAAAGCAATTACATCTGAACAAGACCCAAAGTATTGGGATAAGTTAGATGAGAGTGATAAAAAGACTTGGTCTAATTATATGGTACATAGATTTTTATCGATGAATCCAGATTGGATACAATTCTTATCAGAATTACAACCTTATACCCAAACATTAGAACCAAAACAATTGTATTTGGCTCTAATTGGTATTCTACCAAAGGGAAAATACTATCTAAGATATGTTAAAGGTAAAAAAGAAGATGCCTATGAAAAATGGTTAATAGAATTGGTAATTAAAGATTATCAATGTTCTAAATTTCAGGCAGAAGAGTATTTAGAAATTTTATATGCTACCAAAGAAGGTAAAGAACATATAAAATACATTTGTGAAAAATATGGTATAGAAACCAAAGAAATAACCAAATTAAAACTTAAAATTTAATTTGGTTTTTTCATATATTTTTCGTATATTTGTTATATAAAAAAGATAATAATGGCAAGAGTAAGTTATAGTCAATACGGAATGTGGACTAGTTGTCCACAACAATTCAAACTAAGTTATATTGATAAGTTAGGAGAATCCTCAGCAAATATACATACAATTTTTGGTTCTGCAATGCACGAAACAATCCAACACTTTTTAAGTGTAATGTATGGTGTAACTAAGAAACAAGCATTAGAGTTAGACCTCGAACTTATGTTAAAAGATAAGTTAGTAGAACATTTTACTGCTGAAAAAGCTAAGATGACAGAAGGTGCTCCATGTGAAAAAGAAGAATTGGAAGAATTCTTTGGAGATGGTAGATTAATTTTACAATACTTTAAATCAAAATTAGATAAACTATATACTAAGAGTGGATTTGAATTGGTATCAATTGAACTACCTTTAAATGCAGAGGTTAGACCTGGCGTTAATTTTGTTGGGTTTATTGATATTGTATTAAAAGATATATCATCTGGTGATATTATTATTATTGACCTTAAAACTTCAACGCGTGGTTGGAGTACATACCAAAAAACAGATAAGGTTAAAACATCACAAATGTTATTATATAAGAAATTTTATTCTGAAAAGTACAACGTACCTTTGGACAAAATCAAAGTAGAATATCAAATCTTAAAACGTAAGATTAGTGAGAACACCGAATATGCAATCCCACGTATCTCAAAATTTGTACCACCTAATGGTAAACCATCGGTAAATGCAGCATGGAAAGGATTTACCGAATTCGTAGATGCAGTTTATGATGAGGAAGGTAAGGTAAAGGATGTAGAATTCCCAACAAATAAAGGTAAATCTTGTGATTGGTGTGAGTTTAAGACTCGAAAAATATGTCCTATTTGGCAGTAATTTTTTCTTTTTTATATATTTGTATATATTTATACATAACATAAAAAGGAGAGAGTTATGACAAACACAAAATTAACAACAGTAAAAATCGTAAAAGATGTTTACTCAAAATTCAAACAACTTTCGTTTGATTCTAATATCACACTGCAAAAGTTAGTTAATCGTTCAATCAACAAATACATAGAGGACGAAACTTTTAGAACTGAAATCAACGAATATTCCGAACTACATACTAGTGGTTCACAATTTTAATTTTATTTAAATGACAGAACAAAGAAAGAAAAAGAAAATTCTTTTACTATCAGATGACTTTAGAATGTCTTCTGGTATAGCAACTGTATCCAAAGAACTTATTTTTGGTACATTAGACAAATACGATTGGGTACAATTGGGTGCAGCAGTAGAACATCCAGAAAGTGGTAAAGAAATTGATTTAGGTGAAGATGCTAGAAAAATATCAGGCATTGAAGATGCATCAGTAAAAATCATTCCATATAGTGGTTATGGTGATGCAAACATTTTGCGTGAATTAATTATGAGACATCAACCCGATGCAATCTTACACTTTACAGACCCTCGTTATTGGAGATGGTTATATGAAATGGAAGCAGAAGTAAGACAAAACGTTCCTATTTTCTTCTATCACATTTGGGATGATTTACCAGACCCACAATACAATAGAGATTATTATGAATCATGTGATTGGTTGGGGTGTATTTCCAAACAAACCTATGGTATTGTAAAAAGAGTAGGTCAGAGAACTGATAAAGTTACATTCAATCCATTAGAAGATTGGCAAGTAAGTTATGTACCACATGGTATTAATTCAACTACATTCAAACCAACCGAAGTACCTGAAGATTTCCGTAAACAAATTTTAGGAGATAAAGATTACAAATTCATTTTATTTTGGATGAATCGTAATATCAGACGTAAACAACCATCTGATGTTATTTGGGCATATAAACGATTTGTAGATGGATTGCCTGAAGAAGATAGAAGTAAAGTTTTATTATTGATGCATACTGCACCAATCGACCAAAACGGAACGGATTTATATGCAGTTAAAGAAACCATTTGCCCAGATTACGATGTTAAGTTTTCAAGTGCACGAATTTCACAAGAACAATTAAATTGGTTCTATAATTTATCTGATGTAACAATTAATATTGCGGGTAATGAAGGATTTGGATTAGTAACTGCAGAATCAGTAATGGCTGGAACTCCAATCATTGTAAATGTAACTGGTGGATTGCAAGACCAATGTGGATTTAAATTGGATGGTAAGGAATTAACTGCAGAAGATTATGTAAAGATTGGTTCATTACATGATGTTAGAGAGTGGGGTGATAAAGTAGAACATGGAGAATGGGTTAAACCTGTATTCAGTAAAGTTCAAACCTTAGTAGGTTCAGTTCCAACCCCATATATTATTGATGATAAGGTCGATATTTACGAAGTTTCTGATGCAATTCGATATTGGTACGATATGCCTGCAGAAGACCGTAAGAAACGAGGTTTAGCGGGTAGAGAGTGGATGAATAAAGAAGATGGTTTAAATACCAAATATATGTGTAAAACACTTGTTGATGGTATGGAAATTGCAATTGAAAATTGGAAACCAAAACAACGATATAATTTATATAAAATAGCATAAAATGAAAGTAAAAATAAAAAAAATACATCCAGATGCAGTAATACCATCATATGCAAAAGAAAGTGATGCTGGATTAGATTTAGTTGCAACCTCAATTATATCAAATACTCCAACACAAATCACATATGGGTTAGGTATTGCATTAGAAATACCTGAAGGATTTGTAGGATTGGTATTCCCTCGTTCATCGATTAGAAATACTGATTTAACATTGAGTAATTCAGTTGGTGTAATTGATAGTGGATATAGAGGAGAACTTCAGGCAACATTTAATAGAAAAAGAGTGATGACCGAAGAAGGTGGATTCTTATATGATGTAGGAGATAGAGTTTGTCAAATTATTATCATCCCACATCCACAAGTTGAATTAATTGAAGTAAATGAATTATCTGAATCAGCAAGAGGAGAGGGTGGATTCGGCTCAACTGGTAAATAAAATGAGTAAACCAATATTCATAATAAGACTTCCTGGTACATGGGAACAAGAAAGAATAGAAAAAACTAGAGAAAGTATATATAAAACACAAGGACTAGTAGACGATTATTATATATTTGTGTTGGGGGATAGTGAAGTTGAGAACGTAAAGTTTGAAATGTTTAATTCACCACATCAACCATCTACATTACAAAACATCACAAAATTGGTTGAAATGTCAATTGAGAGATGTATAAAACAAGAAGAACAACGAAAACGATTAAGAAATGAGTAAACCATTATTAGTATTTCAAGGACCTGTTGCTACACGTTCTGGTTACGGAGACCATGCAAGAGATTTGTTACAAAGTGTA